TTGACGGAATGCCAATCTTCCACGTACGTCAAACTACTTCGGTTGGTATGACTTCTGGAACTTTATTGTCTAACTTACAAACTGCAATTGCTGCTGGTATCGGTGGTGTAACTGGTGCTACTGCTGGTGTAACAGTTGAATTAGTTAAGGCTTTAGAAGATCACATCACAGGATTCTCTGGTGCTGCTCTTAACACTACTCCTTATTCTTACAATGCACCTGAATTGAATGATCCATATTCAAGAAACGCTGGTGAAGGAACTATGGATAACGTAATGAACTTAAGTCTATTCAACAAATCAGTTGAAGCTAAGACTTTCCAAGTTGCTGCTGCAGTAACTCGTGAGCAAGTTCAAGATCTTAAACAATTCGGTGTAGATGCTGTATCTCAAGTTGAATCAGTATTAATCAACGAATTGACTCAATCAATCAACAAAAACATCTTAGATCGTATCTTCGCTCTAGGAGAAAGAAACCACGAATACGTAATCCGTACTCAAGGAGGTAACTTCTTCTTGAACTTAGGATCTACTGCAATCGCTGCTAATACATTGGCAACTGGTGGATGTAACCCTGCAACTAACTTCGGTGCTTACTTACAGTCTTCTATTCTTAAGGCTCAAGTTGTAGCTGCAACTGAGGTAAACAACTCAGCTTCTGAAAACTTACATACACGTCAACGTAAGATTATGTCTAAGGTTCTTGCAATCGCTAACTTAATCGCTATTAGAGGTCGTCGTGGACCTGCTACTTTCGTAGTAACTAACGGTCAAGTATGTTCTGCTTTACAAGATGTTGCTGGATTCGTACCTGCACCAATGGCTAACACAATCAACCAAATGAGTGGATCTTTATATCCAATCGGTACTTTGGCTGGATTAGCTATCTATAACGATCCTAACCGTGCTTGGAACGATACTCGTTTCTGTGTTGGACGTAAAGGTGATGGTAACTCTCCAGGTTTAGTATTCATGCCTTACTTAATGGCTGAATCAGTACAAACTATCGCTGAAGGTACTATGGCTCCTAAAGTTGCGGTTAAATCTCGTTATGCTTTAGTTGAAGCTGGTTTCCACCCAGAAACTATGTACTTAACTTCAGGTGTTAACTTAGATTCAAACCTTGGTTCTCTAGTTTAATCTTAAACTTAACCATATTAGAAGAGCTCTACTTAGTAGAGCTCTTTTTTTATTTGTACTATTTTGAGATATATACCTAAAATAAGCATATAAAAAGATATGAAATTAATCGATCAATCAGACTATGTAGCTCTAAGAGAAGAACTCAACGAGTATATGGTATTATGCAATCAATACAAACACACGCCGTCTAAACAAGAATTTGATGAAATTGTAAAGTTTTTGCTTTTGTATCAAACCGGTGTTGGTCATATGTGCGAATCGGTTGCTAATGAATTTTCTCCGGAAAGTTCTTTATCTAAACATCTATATGAATCATACGAACTAGATTTGTTATCTGAAGATGATGGATGGACTGGTGGAGATGCCGGTGGTAAATACTATGATCCTCAAAAAGATTTTGATTCAGCGGTTGATACTGCAAAATCAGCAGTAAAAGGAGCAGCCCTTGGAGTATTAGCAGTTGGACTTTTAATAGCTTATCTTTTGAAAAAAAGAAAAGTTAAAAAATCAGTTGCCGCTGAATTTGAAGCCACTCAAGATAGATTCAAAGATTACGCAAAGTTAAATGAATTAAAACTTAAGAAATGGGAACTTGAAGGCAAAACCGGGGAAATACCTCAAGCCGTACTTCCTCCAGTCGAAGATGACGAAGCTGAATAATTACATAGATAACAAAATACATTAAGATGCAAACAGAAAAAGACTTACGAGATCTTGTATTAGAGAACTATCAAAAAATGGTATATGAAATTAATAACAAAGAAATTTTCGAATTGTTCGTTGAGAGTATATCGGATGATTATATCGTTGAATTTGATGAAGGTACTTCTATAGAAGATGTAGTAACATTTATAGAAGAATCTGTATACGGAGAAGATCTAAAATCTAATTTATTCTTCGAAATTCTTTTAGAAGCTAAAAGACCTGGAAAGGCTTCTAAGATCAAAGCTAAAATAGAAAAGATATCTGCAGGTAAAAAAGCTTTGCAAGATGCACTAGAAAAATTAAAATCAAAAAAGGAATCAGTCCCTAAAGATAAAAAATCAGAAAGAAATAAGATTGACAAAAAGATTTTTGATACCAAGATAAAATCTAGCGAATTGGCAGTTAAACGAGCTAAATTAGAAGATAAAGATACCGATGCTGCAAAAGAAAAGGCAGATAAATGGAAAGCTGCCGCTGAATTACAAGGGCAGATTAACGATATTGATTTAGAAATTCAAAAACTAGCAGATTCAGATAAAAAAGAAAAATCAGGACCTAAAGACAAAAAGATTCCAAACGAATCTTTTGTTTACGAAGAAGAATCCAAAGGAGTTAAAGGAAAAATAGAAGCTCTTAAAGCTAAAAAGAAAGGTTTAATTAGTAAATTAAAAGAAGTTTTAGGCGGTGCCAAGGATGTTATTAAAGCAGTTACTCCGGAAAAGGGTAAAGATGATGGAAATGCTAAATCAGAGGAGATTGATAAATTAGCAGCCGAGATAGAAACTTTACAAAAATCAATCGATAATAAAAAAGATCTTCAAGCTCAAAAGATATCAGATCTTAAAGAAAAAACTGATCTACTTGTTTCCGGAGCAATAACAAAATTGTTAACTCCATTGAACAAGTTAAAAACTCGTTTACGTATAGAGAATCGTATAAAAATGAGAGATGCTTGTATACAAATGGTAAATAATGCCGAACAAAAGGCAGAGTTACAAAAAATCGTTAGTAAGGATAAAGAAGCAGTTAAAACCTACGAAAAAGGTGAAGAAGAAATGCTTGCTAAATCCAATGAAAAAGCTCAGAAAGAAGGTACTCCTGAAGAGAAAGAACAACTTAAGAAAATTCAATCATCAGAGAATGATGAAGAAACCGATAAGGGAGCTGAGACTGGTGCTGAAGATACTAAAGATGCTGATGCTCCTGAAACATCCGGCGTAACTACATCTGAACCTAAAGGAGATAGTGAAGAATCTGACGATGAAGATACAGACACATCAACCAATGCAGATTCAGAAGAGTCCGATGATGAGTTAGGAAGCGATGAAATAGAAACTAAAACTCCTAAAGAAGAAAAGCCTAAGACCGAAACTCCTAAGGAAGAAAAACCTAAGACGGAAACTCCTAAGGAAGAAAAACCTAAGACTGAAACTCCTAAAGAAGAAAAGCCTAAGACTGAACCTAAAGCTGAAGTTGATGCTAAAAAGACTTTATTAGGAGATAAATTAAAAACTGTAAAAGACGCAGCAAATAAAGAGGAAGATCCTAAAAAGAAAGAAGCTATTCTTAACAATGCTAAAGAAATAGAAAAAGCTATTAAAGATCTAGATGATACTCCTACTGAATCAGTTAGTTCTTTAGAACTTAATTGTTGGGCAATTGAAGCAGCTATAGTTTCTCTTTTAGAAAAGCTTAATGATCCAAATTACATCATTAATGATTAACATTAAGAGGCAGAATCGAGGAAGAGAAAAAACTCGTTTTGGTATCGTATTAAAAGGTTTAAGTCCTAGATATCAAAGAGTACTTTTGAAAAATCCAATCATTAGCAAAAATTCTAGTGATGATAGATTCATAATGTGTTTGTTTAGGTTAGAAGATGCGGCTATTAATGTATCTCATTTACAAAGACCATTTGTGAACCCAGAGACACGAGAAGTATCAACTTATTCATCTATTAAACGGACTTTTAAGTTACTTGATTGGAATTGCGCATATTGTAAAAATTCTATCAAATCTAAAGTAGATAACTTCAAAATAGACAATTTTGTATGTTCAAAGTGTTATACATATTATGTAAAGGATGCTAATAATGTCAGTCAATCTGTTTTAGATTCGATGATTGCTTTTACTGAATATCACAAAAAATTGATTAAAGAAACACAACGAAAATTCATAAAATATATTCATAAAAATGAAAAGACAAATGCTGTATTTCGACGAATGGGTGACCATTAACGAAGCAAAAGAAGCTAAAGCTAAAAAACCAAAAATCAAGATTATTCTTCTGTCTAACATGAGTGAAGAATCCTATACGGTTCCGGCAGTTGCTGAAGAACTGAAGAAAAGAGGAATTCAACATAGAATAGTCGATATCAACAGTTGCGTAGTTACCGAAGATAAAACGATGAAATATGATCTACTTATCTTTGATAAGGAAAATAAAAAGCCAATGGGTATTAATGTAGATGATACGGCTATTTTAACTCGTAGAGGAGTTGTAAGATCTACTTTTACAAGGGATGTTTGTTCAAAATTAGAAGATGCTGGATTTTTCGTAGTAAATACTATCGATTCTATTCTAGCTTGTGAAAATAAATATGTTACATCAAAAATACTCATGGACGCTGGTATTCCGGTTCCTAAAATGGCAATTATCGAAAACGAAGAGACTATTGATTCTGCCGTTAAACAAGTTGGTAATAAATTCCCAGTTGTACTTAAATTACTTTCCGGTTCTCAGGGAATTGGTGTCTCAATTATTGAATCGCTGGCATCTTTAAAATCCGTACTTCAAACTCTTTGGAAAATGGATCCTAAATTAGAAGTTCTTATCCAAGAGAAGATCGAATCTGAATATGATTTAAGAATACACGTTCTTACACGAAAGTTCAACTCGCCAAAACCTGAAGATACTGATGCAGTACTTCTTGGGTATATGAGAAGAAACCGAGTTAAGAAAGATTTTAGAACTAACTATTCATTGGGAGGAACCGTTGAAAAAACTAAAGTTACTCCGGAACAAGAAGAAATCGCAATAAATTCTGCGAAAGCTATTGGATGTAATTGGTGTGGAGTTGATATCATTGTTGATAAGAAAACAGGTAAAAATTATGTTCTAGAAGTTAATGCTTCTCCTGGAACTCAAGGTCTTAAAAAAGCAACTGGCATAGATGTTGTATCGGACATTATAGATTTCTTAGAAGATAAATCAAATTGGATTCGTTCAAAAAGAGTTGTTGGATTCCGAGAAGTAATTCATATTCCGGGAATTGGTGATATCGTTGCTAAATTTGACACTGGTAACGGATCTTTATCATCTTCATTAACATATGATAAAATGGATCTAAGTGATAACAAAAAAGAAGTTAAATGGGAACTAGGTGGTAAAAAATTCGCACACAAAGTTGTTGGTTGGGCAAATGCCGAAGTTGGCAAGGTTGTTGAAGAAAGACCTATAATAGAAATAGAAATACAATTCAATGGTAAAACTTATAAAGACGTTCATGTTTCGTTGGTTGATCGCAAGGATAAATCGACGAAGTTCTTGGTAAATAGAAAATTTATGGAACGTATTGGATGTGCAGTATCTCCTACTAAAACATTCATAGTTACTTCTTTCGAAGGAGAATACTCTGCCGGCGATGCAAAAGAAGACAATCACGCTGGAATTAAATTTGAAAAATAAGAATTGCACTATGGAAGAGCAATATGATGATTTCGGTTACTATTCCGAGTAAAAAACAAAAGGTCAGTTAATAAAATAACTGACCTTTTCTTATGTGTATTGCTTTTAATTTTTGTATTTGAGTTGATCGAAATCACTCCAAAATTCTCCTCCTTTACCATGGCCTCTATCGGCAATAGTCATGCGATCGTTACGATCAATTTCTATCCATTCAAAATCAATCATATCGAATGCTTCATTTAGATGGTCAATTACGATTTTAATGTCATAACATTTACAGCTGTAAATATCAAATTGAAAACACATTGGATCCGTAGCATCCCATATATGGATTGAAGCATGAGATGTTGCTAGAGTTACTGTCCCGGTTAGTCCTTCGTTTCCAAGTTCATCTATATAAACAGATGTAGGACCGGCAACAACTACCATTCCAACTTTTTTGACTAGTTCACTAAACCAATTGTTAATTTCTTCTGTACTTTTAGTAGTCTTTTTGATTGTTCCTTTTACTAAAAGATGTTGGTGATAGGGTTTGAACATAAGGCGTTTTAATTTTTTTTGTTTTATTTATCCAAAAAACCGAGGAAAAACAACCTATTAAATTGTTAATAACTTTTGAAAAATAATTGTCAAAAAATTTTTTTATTCCAATAAAAAGTATTATTTTTATACTATAATCAATAAACAAAACAATTATGAAAATCTCATCATTTAAAAGACTCGGTTACTTAGTTCTAACCATCATTCTTTGCTTTACTATCTATGCAATGATGCAAGGTACTTTACAAAACCACATTCATTTCGCTGGAGTTCTCAACGAAATTGGATTTACCTTTATGTTGATCCTCTTAACAATATGCACTGCTTCTTACACAATATCTGAATAATATGAAACAACCAAAACCAAACCCAACGCTGGAACTAATCGATATGTTGGTTACCAAGCACAAACTAGACTGGAATAAAACCGTCCAGTACGTAGATGATAATTGTAGAAAATCTCTTACTATGAAGCTATTCCTTTCTGGCTTTATTTTTGATCTATCCCTTAATCGTAAAAATATCAAACAAAAACTCTCATAAAATGAAAAAAATCTTTTTAATCTCTTTGACCGCATTAGCACTAACTGGTTGCTACAAAGATGCACAAACTACTTCTACTGAAGGTAATGGATTTGAAGTTGAATTCCTATTCGAAAAGGACGGAATCCGAGTCTATCGATTTAACGATGGAGGTCATGTACACTACTTTACATCTAAAGGAGAAACAATGACATCTCAATCAAGCGGTAAAAACCATTATGAAGAAAACATCAATTAATACTGCACAAATGAAAACAACATATAAATAATATGAATCCAAAAAAATTACTCTGGACTGAAAGATATCGTCCAACAAATCTAGATGAACTTATTGTTCCTGATCGTGTGTTTAACAAATTAAGCAAAGGGGTATACCAAAACCTTCTTTTTTATGGTGGACCTGGATCCGGAAAAACCTCATCCGCTAGAATCCTAGCATCCGATCATCCTCACATGTATATCAACTGCTCATCAGAAACTGGTGTTGATGTTGTAAGAACTAAAATTGCGGAATTTTGTTCTACTCTTTCGGTTATTGATGGTGAAAAAAAACTTAAAGTTGTAATTCTTGATGAGTTTGATGGAGTATCAGATCAATATATGAAAGCACTTCGTGGAACCATTGAACAATTCGAAAAAACTGCTCGTTTTATTGCAACCTGTAATTATTTCAACAAAATTCCAGACAACATTCAATCTCGTTTTGAATGTATCAATTTTGACTTTTCCGATGTTGAAGAACAAGAAATTGAAAAGAAATACTTTAAGCGAGTATACGAAATCATTCGTATTGAAGGAATGGATATTGAAAAGGATGCTCTAATTGAACTTGTAAGACGTAAATTCCCAGATCTAAGATCTACAATTAATGTCCTTCAAGGTTATTTTGCAGAAGGTAAAACCAAGATTACATTTGATGATGTTAAAAAATTCCACGGAGTATTCAAAGATCTTTATGAACACATCTTCAATCCATCTGCAAACGAAGTTCAAAATTATCAATATCTAGTCTCTAATTATTCTGCAAAAGTTGATGATGTTATTCAATCTTTAGGAACCGATTTTGTAGAATACATTCAAGTTGAAAAACCACAACTTATGCGAAAAGTTGGTGAAATTTCATATGAAGTTAACAAACATTCATACGAATCTCGATTCGTTATCGATCCAGTAATCACAATGCTTTCGTTAATTTATCGATTACAAATGATAGTAAGAAGCTAGATATATACAAGAAAAAATCATTAAAAATATGAAAAATATACCAAAATTCGAAGATTTTTTGAACGAATCTATGATTAATGAAGGAGCTTTAGCTAGTAAAGCTTATAATATGTATGATTCAGTAGATATTCTTATGGATGAAATGGATGACGACGATGTTATAGCATATCATCAAAAGGCATGTGATCTTTTAGGTGAAAATCCTTCAAATGTTTGTCGTTTAGATTCTGAATCTGATTATGATGACGCTGTTTTAACTAAGGCATATGATGCTATGGACTCTAAATTTAGAGGAGTTCCTACAGATCTAGGTGATCTTGATCTTCCTAGCGGATTTGATCTTATGTTAGATTCTAATTTGAAAGTAGTTAGATACGATGAATATGGATTCGTTGCATTCTTCTTTACTAGAGATTCTAAATTCTAAAAATCATTTACTAATGAGTCTCTTAATTTAGATTAATTACTAAATACAAATTGTTAATAACTTTTAGCCACAGGATTTTTTCTTGTGGCTTTTTTTTATTATTTTTATACTATAAAATTAATAAATATGTCAATACAATTCCCAATCGACTTTGCAGTCACAGAAAATCCTTTCTTAATGTATTCAACAAATTACATCCATACTCGAAAGGACGGTTCAATAATCTCAATCCTAGAATGTCAAACAAAACCTGAACATTACGAAGTTTGGGATGAAAACTACATGTCTGATATCGAGATTATGTCTTATCAAGAGCTATTTGATTATCTCAAAAAAGAACCAATTCGTGAAATGATTTCAAAAATCTGTCTTAACTAAATTTCATATAATTAAAAAATCATAAATAATGACTGGTAAGTACACATTAATCTTTGACGGTAACTTTTGGTTACACAAAACTTATTTCATCGGCCAAAAAATTAAAACTGGCAAACCTTTTAATTTCATCGATGAACCAGAAGCTGATAAAAATCTTCTTCTTTGGAAATTAGCCACAGACTTTGCTGCAGAAATTAAACGTTTCGAAGGCGTTGTTAATCGAATAGTTTATACGGTCGATTCATCATCTTGGCGTAAAAAATTCCTAGATACGGAATACAAAGCAAATCGAGTAAAATCAACATCAATTAACTGGAACGAAATTTACAACGTTCATAATGAATTTATTGCATCATTAGAAAAACTTGGTGTAATTGTTTCTAGAGTACAACATGCCGAAGCCGATGATTTAATCTTTGCATGGTCATCTCATCTTAATCAACAAGGTCAAAATGCAATTATCATTTCAGGTGATAATGATTTGCTACAATTAGTTAATATGGACAATTCATCATCTGCAAATACAATTTACTACAATAAATTCGATAAAGACATTCATGTATTTCCTAGATTCCAATCATGGTTAGATATCGAGGAACATGCAACTACAAACGATATTTTCAATCTTCCTGTAGATCTAATGTCAAATACTAAACAAAATCTTCGAGATATCATTAAAGGAAACAAAATGAAAGCTCATGAAGTAAATGTTATGGACTTCTTATTTAAGAAAATTCTAGTTGGTGATGCTGGTGATAATGTTCCTCCTTTACATACCGTGGTTAAAGAAACAAAACGAGGACCTGTAACTTACCGAGTTACCGATAAACATGTTTCTGAAATTATGTCTAAGTTCAAAGATGATAAAGTCTTTATCAATCAATCTCATTTCTTCTTAGATGAACATATTCAACGAATCTGCGAATTGGCAATATCCGCAATTAAAATTGATAAACCTTTAGATGAAGTAATTCAACGATGGAAAACTAATCGAGATCTTGTTTATCTACATACAAGTTGTATTCCAAATGATGTTTGCAATTCAATGTTCGAATCTATCGAAAACAACACAAAATCTCTTTCAGGATCTGAAATACATTCAATTCTTGATAAAGAAAAAATCCTTCAAGGAACTACATACACAAAAGAAAAGAAAACCGAATTTAACGAATCCGGTTTATTCAAATCAATATCAGAAAGTGTTTCTGATGTAAAAATTATTGATAAAAAAGAATCATCTTTTGATGGTGATTTCTGGGATAACCTCATAAAATAATAAAACAAACAAATATGGATGATTTTGCAAAAACTCGTAGAGGTCAACGATTCGTTGATTTTGACGTTCCAATGATAGCCGAGCAATTAAAAAGAATTGCAGACGGATTGGAAAAGAAAAACCAAATTGAAGAAAAACGATTAGTACTCGAACAAAAGAGATATATTAAAGAATATCGAAATGTTCCTTCGTTAGAAGAGTCTGAAGATGATAAACTTGGTGACAATCTTTCAGTATGAGCCATTTAGAACTTTTTGGATATTTGTCAATGATAATTGTTTTAATATCGATGACATTACGAGACATGGTTACTCTTAGAGTTGTTAACACTATAGGATGCGCAATGTTTGTTGTTTACGGATTCTTTTTAGGATCCTATCCTGTGCAAGTTATGAACATATTGGTTATCATGATTAACATCTACTACATCTACTATCATAAAAAATAATATGGAACTATTCGATTTTGTAAAGGTCATGTTTACTGACCCTAAAAAGTATTCACAACTCAAGAATTCAGACAAGGCTAAACATTTCTTTATGATCCAAAGATTTATGGCCATTCAACATCCAACGACTGCTCAGCAATTAAATCGTGTTGGTATGAATGGATGGGCAGTTGTAGATCTTTGGCAATTGGTTGCATCTCGATTCAAAAGAGTTCCAGGATGGATATATACTAAAACTAAAAAATCTCCTACTGACAAAGTATGGAAACCTGATCCTGAAGTTGCAAAGATATGGATGCAACGAAATAATTTAGGAGAAAGAGAATTAAAAGATGCTATTAGATTCAATCCCGAAGAGATGAAAAAACTCTTCTCTTCGTTAGAAAAACAATTAAAGATGTATGACTGATATTAATGAAGATGATATGATAACTAATGCTATTGATCCTTTAATTCTTGAGATTTATCTTTACAATAACAATTACAAAGACCGTTTATTAATAACCGAACTCAAAGAAAGGGCTCATACCGTTAGAATTCCGGGACTAGATGATACATCTTTTTTCGTGAAAGTTGATGATATGTACGATATTCTTCATACTAAATTCAAGAAGGATTTGGTTGATTTTGATTCAACTCCTTATGATGCGCTTAATCAGTCAGTTACTTCTATATTCTTTATAGACAATATGATTCGCTCATTTTCTAAGATGAGATATTTTAGAATAAACGTATCAGAATCACAAATTTACTCTAGAAAGATAAAAGATTCAATATCTTTTGATTATCGTATCATACACACTAAGGTTGATTTGCCTTCAATATGTGCTCCTGAATTTTTGGCAGAATGTAAAATGATTTTCAAAAATTTAGGTTACTATAGAAATGATCCATTTGATAAAACTCCATACTTCGAAGTCTCCGTTAGAGAGTTTCTTTCCAAATTACGTATGTATTTAGCAAGACTAGATCAGGAAAGTGAAGAAGCCACATATATCTTAAACCTACAACTTATTTTCGGTACCAAATTAGAAAAGGATAATAGTATCGCACTTATAATTGTTGAAAAGTGATATATACAAAAAATCCTGTTTATAATGGCTGGACAAGATCCTAGAATTGAGGAGATTTTATCTGCTCTTGAAATAATAAAGAAAAAGTTACCTAACGGTGAGCTTGAGATTATTAAGCAGTCTATTCAAAGTTTAAGCGCAGATCAAAAAACCATAAAGGAAGATCTAGAATACTTTAAAAAAAGATTGTTTAACCCAGACGATGGAGTAATCGTAAGAATAAACAAAAACACCGATTCTATCACTAGATTCGAAGAAAGTTTAGACGAGTTTCCTGATTTGAAAAACAAAGTCGATAACCTTGATAAATGGAAGGATGGCGTAAGTAAAGCCCTTTGGATTGTATATACTTCTATAGTCGGAATCATACTATCACTCATCTTTGCTGCCATAAACAAATAAGGCTACTAGATGAGATACACATTAAATATAACATCCAATAACATAACTTACAAAGAAGGAGATACTCTTCTTGTATCTTTTAGTGAGCCATTCAGATATGTAGGCTCTTTTGATTCGGTAAGTTTTGATCTTATACCTTTAGATACTGTACAAAACGGACATGACGTTTATATTAGATGGTCATATGATACTACGCAATTAGACAGAGCTACTGGTAAACCTCATGTGGTTTGGTCCGCTTGGGAAAATTTCTTAATTGGAGGAGTTGAAAATCCAAATCTTCAACAAGTCTATAGAAACATTCTTTCCAAGAATAATTGCATAGATATCCAATTTAGATTTGTTCGTAGAGGAACTGAATCAGGAGCTAGAAGACTAGAAACTGTTGTTTTAGAAATCACTCATGTTCCTGCTCCAGAACTTCCAATAGAAAAGCAATTTCCAGTTCAAAGTGCATGTAAAGCAAATTCATGTGTTACTACTAATTTTAGTAGTGGAGTTACTCTAAAATGCGATTCATCAAGTCTATTTAGACCTTATGATGTAATGGGTCCAGGAATCCAGCTATGGAAAGATCTTTCGTGTGCAGTTTCTGAAATGTTCGGGCATTGTGTAAGATATTTCAAAACTCAAGCAAAACTGGAATCCGCAGATACCGTACTTAAGGAATACTCTTTATTCGAAGTTACTGATGTTAAAGACATCAAAATACTAGTTCCTGATAATACGCTTCCTGACAATGCTATCAAATTTATGCCATTTGATATGGACTTTGGTGATGGTATTGAAGTTCATATAGTTAAAGAACATTTTGAAAGAGCTTTTGGATATGATGATCTACCAGAACAAAAAGATTACCTTTACTTTCCTTTAATTGATCGTATGTTTGAAGTCCATTCAGCATACCTATATAGAGATTTCATGGCAGCGGAAGCTTATTACAAAGTTATGCTTTATAAATGGCAAGATAAAGCAAATGTAATGAGAGAAAATCCTGCTATTGCTCAATACGTTGATGATATCACCGAAGATTTTGATGAGATTCTACAACCAGAAATTGATAAAGAGTATATTGATATAACAAACCCACAACAATACACAACCACTGCAATAGGTGGATTTGATAAAGTGAGATCTCATATAAATAGCAATCTAAAAATAGAAGTTAGTGATTTGACTAATTACTTTACAATTGTCGGAAAATACTTTTACGATATGGATAAAGTAATGAAATGGGGTGATTTAGCGGTTAAATACAAAATGAGCGTAAATCGAGGAATTGAAAAAAATACCGCATTTTCTATGTGGTTCAAAACAACTAAAACTACATTTACAAAATCTCCTAACACTTACGATATTCTTATAGATGGATATTCAGATATCGAACAAAAAGGATTTAGAATCATTTTAGATTATGCTCCAGGAACTACTGCTAATTCTGCAATTACTCAATCGATTACGGTTAAAGTTAATTCCAATACTCATACATTTGAGATTCCTAAATTGAATCCTCAAAATTGGTATGGATTAGTAGTTAATCACATGAACGAATTTTCTCAGGTGTCTATACATATCTGGGAAATGAAGTACAATACCAAGCAACCAACGCAAAATAAAACAACCGATCTTAAGCTTATATTCACTAAGCACGTAGATTCACCAACTCAAGAAGTTAAAAATTCAGGAACATTTGAATTAAGAGCTGGAACTATAGGAATTACGAATGTTAGGATATGGGATGAATCTATAGAAGAAGAAAAACAACCACTTCTTCTTAATCAATACATAGTTAAAGATTCTAGATATGCGTTGACGATCGATAACGCAATTCCTCCATTGAGAATGGTTAAGGAATACGTACGATAAATAATCATATAAAAGAAATGGAGAACGAAAAGAATAACGAGGAAAGCCCAATCCGTAGATCAATAGATGATTTATTAAAAGATGACCTACCGGCAACTACTGGTGGAGGTCTACCGACTTTTAGCGAACATGAACCTATGAACTACGCGGTGGTTAAAGATACCTCTACAAACAGCGCTAGAAAATTAATGAACTCTCTTTTAAAGTTCTATCTATCAGAAGAACTTATACAAAAGAATGAGTACATTCAATTAAAGGCAAAAATTGATGTAATGACGATGTCTAACCTGATATTTCAGATGCAGACTGCTGAACATGCAATAACCACTTTAATGCGAAGTATTGATGCCGGTGAAGTATCTCCTCGTATGTTTGAGGTTCTTGGAGGCCTACAAAAGACTATGTTGGATATTATGAAGCATCAAACACTTCATATGATGGCTGCCGAAGAGAACATGAAAAAGCTCAAAAGAGATATTGACATTTATTCAGATTCTCAAGCAATAGAAATTAAACCTAAAGCTATTGGTAACGTTAATCGCGGAACAAGAAACTTAATGAAAGAAATACAAGAAGAATTAGGTAATGAAGAAACAAAATCAGACCCAACCGATTTCGACTCCGACGAACAAACAAACATCTAAAAAAGACAAACCTCCTTCAGTTCCTCAATGGAACGATAACAAAGACGAATATGGATTTGATGAGGACTGCGATTACCAACAAGAAAATGATACAAGACATCAAGAGAGGGACCTTTAGTAAATATCATGATTTTATCATGAAAAATCCGCTTAGGCATTTAGAAAAAGAACTAGATCCTAGAGCAATTAAGTCAGTTGGAGATACTCATCTCCATTTGACATTTGATATGTGTCCATCTCATGATTTAGACCTAGAGATCATTAATTGGTTGATAGAAAATAGAATACCTGCAACCTTTATGCTTAACGTTGAGTGGTGTAAAGAAAATAAAGACAAAGATCTTACTGTCTTTAAAAATCCACTTTTTTCTATACAAGCTCATGGAAATCATCATGTCAATATATTGAATCTTTCAGAAGAAGATCAAAGAAAAGAAATAGATGATACCATAACTTACTTAGAATCTACATTTGACATAAAGGTAGAGTATTATCGATTTCCTCATGGAGCTTTTACTGATTACTCAATTAAATACCTCAATTCAAAAGGAATTGAGTTTTTAGCATGGACTGGAAAAGTTCTTGATCGATTTAAAGGTAAGTTAGGACCTAAAGAAGAATCAAGAGATAGAGCGATTGCAAACATACTTAAATTCATGAAAGGAGGAGATGTATATCTTTTACATACTAACGGACTCGGATTCGAAACTCTTGATGCAATTAAGCAAATAATAAATAGAGCAAAAAAATTAAAACTGAACTTTACTAGATTATGAGTAGTAAATTAAAAAAGGTTCATGGTTGGAGTAAGAAACAAAATCATGGCATTAATTTCAAAAGACCGAAGATTGATATTAAAGAAGAGATTAAAGAAGAGATTACTAGTTATTCAATAAACATAGGTAAAGTGTTGGTTATTATTCCGACTTATAATTCAGAAAAGACTATATTAGATTCAGTAAATTCAGTTCTAAATCAAACATATCAAGATCTCTTGGTAGTTGTTGTCGATGATTGCAGCACAGATAGAACATATGAAATTCTTAATTCTATAAAAGATACTCGTGTAAAAGTACTAAAAAACAATAAAAATTTAGGAACTTATCGATCAATTAACATAGGTCTTTATTTCGGATCTGACCTAGGATTTGATTATTTTTGTATTCATGATTCCGATGATTTAATGCTACCAGATAAATTAGAATTTCAATTAGGATTTTTTGATTTAGATGTCAATACAAAAGGTGTTTCTTGTGGATACAACCGAGTTGATTTTAATACAAAAAAGGTAGTTAGCACATATTCATTTTGCGAAAATACGACTCTATACAAAAGAGAAGTTTTTGACATATTAGGATATTATGATGATACCAGATATGGAGGAGATAGTGAATACTTTAATAGGTTTACTTTATGTTTTGGATCCGAGGCTTCTATGAAAACAGGTAAAATTCTTTCTAATTGCTATTATGTAGATCGTAAAAATCTAACTATTTCGGTTCCTAGTTCAGATAGATTTGCCTATGTTAGAAGATACAAAGAAGATCACGGAAGAATGTCAAAAAGTAGACGTTTTTTTAGAAATTCACAATCAACGATATCAGAAGATTTTAGTGTGGTTTTCAACAAATCACCTAGAATCGTAGTCTTTACTGAAAATATAGGAGATTACGACAATTTACGTCCAACGAAAAAATTTGATAACACGAAATGTATAGCTTTCTTAGATAGAGATATTGAGATTGACGGATGGGAAGTAATAAACATAAGTAAGTTTCCTCACATAACTAAGCTAAAGAATACAAAACTTATATGCAAGTATATAAGAACGCATCCACATGAATTACTTCCTAATCATGACTACTCTTTACACATCGATGCTAATATGATGTTAACCGAAGATCCTAACAAAATAGTAGGCGAGATAGTAGAGTCTAAAAAGGAGATCTTGGTTTTCCGACATCATAAGAGAAATTCCATTTATGAAGAGGGAGCTCAATGTATAGAATCTAAACTAGATAGCGAATCTCGAATTTCCGATCAGCTAGAGAAATACCGAAAATTTGGCATTGGTTCGGGACTTTATGAATGTGGTTTGATGTTAAGAAAAAATACTAAACGAGTACAAAACTTCAATAACATATGGTGGGAAGAGATATTGAGGTACTCGAGCAGAGATCAGATTGCTTTTCCGTATTCAATTAGTAAAGCTGGAGTTTCTATAGGAACTTTCAAGATAGAAGATAGACGAAAGAGTATTCTCATCAAAGTAGATACCGACAAAAGAGGAAATTACATACCTACTCCTCATAAGAAAAGTCGAGTATTCAATAACAACTTATGCTTCGTATACGATGAAGGTAGAGGTAATTGGGGATCTACGAAAATGAGAGGTAGGGACATATCAGAAAAAATCGGATGTAATATCGTTTCTTTTAATGAATCTAATAAGATAAAGTACAAGAAAATTGTGCTCCTAAAGATGTCAAATTATGAAAAAGCTTTACCGCTGACCGAATTTAACGAAGTCATATGTGATATGGTAGATTTTGACCAATCTAAACATAATCTCAATACATTCAAATCATTTGACTATGGTATATTCACCTCGGTTAGACAGATGGAGGAATTGAGACACATATTCAAAAGTCCCGAGAAGTGTAAAGTCATATACCATCATTGGGATGAAAGATTTAGTAATATAAGCATACACGATGGAATTTCTTCTCCTAGAATATGCTATATAGGTCAACCAGAGAAGTGTTATGGTAAAAACTCTAATATAGAAAGACACAGCATAGATTGGTATGACTTTGATGAGAAGATAAGTCTTTATGAACACTACAACGTTCACTACGCCGTCAAACCAAAGGGCGAAGATGATAAGATACAACCATTGACTAAGATATCAACTGCAGCGTCTCTTGGATGTCCAGTAATCGCTAATAGAAGTGCTCATAACATAGAAATGCTAGGAAGTGATTATCCTTACTATTGCGATCCTAATGATGAATCGGTGGATAATGTCATAAAAAAGATTTATAGTACATTTGGTAAAGCTGAATGGAATATAGCATTGAAAAAAATGAAAGAGATCAAAGAAAAGACCTCTTTGAAAAGAATCATAAAAAATTACCTTGATTTGGGTTACCGTAGTCAAAAAGAAGATATATCGGTGAAAGGTATGCGAATATACGGGTTCTATTTTGTAGCTCTCATTAATGATTGGAAATCTATAGTCGTTGAGCAAATGGAAAGATTGTTCAATTCTAACTTAATGAAAGATACCAATGTTTTATTCTTAAGAGTCTATTACAAAGTAGATTCAGACCTAGAGGATTTTAATAAAATTATCGATTCATATAAAAAGAATTTCAATGTCGATATAAGGATCCACCTAACTAATCAGAATGAGTATGAGTTTGGAATCTTAAATCAGATTAAAGAGATGGCATCAAAAGACGAGTTTTATTGTTACTACCTACATACCAAAGGAGTTAGTAAAATTAAAGATGCTCGTAGAATAGAACCTATAAGGGCTTGGAGAAGATACATGGAGCATTATTTGATAGATGATTATTCTTCTTGTATTGAATCATTAAAAGACGGATATGATGCAGTTGGTGTTAAAATACGAGAGACTCCTTCATCAATGGAGAGTGTATCGGGATCAACCGACAAATTCTGGTGGTCAACATCAGAATACAAATCCAGGTACAAAAGGAATCCAAAACATTTTTCTGGCAATTTTTGGTGGTCAAAATCAAGCTATATAAAGTCTTTGCCGGATATCGATAGAATAAGAATTGGAGATAGACATGAAGCTGAATTTTGGATTGGATATTCCGATGGAGAACTAAAATGTCTTCATTACGGTGATAGTGCTGGATATAGTAACGTCATAAAAGAAAAAGAATACATGAACGCAGATTCAATACAAAATCATATCTAGATTTATGTTAAGCCTATCCACTTGTTACTACAATTCATACGATGCATTAATGTGGCAAGAATCTAATTTGAGATCTTGCGATTTAGACCTAGTAGTAGTTGACGATTGTAGTCCTTCTCCTCTAAAGATAGATTGGGCAAATGTCTACAGAATAAAAGAAGATTTGTTATTCAATTCGGATGCAGTTAACCTTGGAGTTCTTAAATGTAAAGGAGATGTTATATTGAGATTTGATTTAGATCATCGAGCAGATTATTCAGAAATTTCTAAAATAGATATCCCGGACAAAACAATTTTTCACTTTAATAGAGTTTGTGGAGATAAGCAATTACTACCAAATCCTTCACACATCCTAATAAGAAAAGAAGACTATATAAAAATAGGAGGATGGAATACCATTTATAGTGGCAATTATGGAATGTCCGATATTGATTTCATTAGAAGAGCAAAAAGATTAGGTTATTCATTTGAAATTGCTCCTATAAAATTAGAAGTTGATCCAGCTTTCTCTACTAAACATATAAATAGAGATACATCAAAAAATAGAGAAATTTTTTTAAGTGACCCTCTATGCAATACTGATTGGAATATCGAATACGAAATTGTTAACGAAATAAATAAAATATGAATGTACTAATAACCGGAGGTGCTGGATTCATCGGATCTAATATAGCTAACAAATTATGTGAAGATCCAGAAATTACAAGAATCTTCATAATTGACAACCTGGTAAATGGAGATCCTAAAAACCTAGTAAAGTCGGACAAGATTTTTTTAATGAGAGGAGATATATGTGACTTTGAGTTAGTAAATGAAATTTGCGAAAGAATTGACGTTATATGTCATCAAGCAGCATGGGGATCTGTTCCAAAATCTATGGAAATTCCAAAAGATTACATGTTAAATAATGTATGTGGCTTTATGAATATCGTTGAAGCTGCAAAAAATAACAACATCAAAAAAATCATATATGCAAGTTCATCTTCTGTATATGGAGACGATCCGGCTGAATACAAAAAAGAAACGGTTATCGGAAAACCTCTTTCTCCTTATGCTCTAAGTAAGCGAATGGATGAGATGATAGCTAGACAGTCAAATGAGATATATGGAATCAATTTTTATGGATTGCGATACTTTAACGTATTTGGAGAAAATCAAAAATGGGATTCAGAATACTCTGCGGTTATTCCAAAATTCATAAAATCTATTGTTGATGGCGAGTCTCCAATCATATATGGAGATGGAACTCAATCTAGAGATTTTACTCATGTAAAAAATGTTGTTGATTTTAACATACATTTGATTAAAAATGTAAATGAAAATGGATCATTTATTTTTAATGTAGCAATGGGAAAAACTACATCCGTTAACGAACTTTATAGAATAATCAAAGACAGTCTAAATTCTGATATTGAACCTATTTACGAATCTCCAAGAAAAGGAGAAATTCAGAATTCTTTAGCTGATATAAATAACTCAAAATCATTTGGGTACATTCCATCAATAGAATTAGAACCAGGTCTAAAAATGACTATAGATTGGTTTATGGAACAAAAAAGAAAATGATATGTCATTTACCGTAAAAGAATACAAAGAACCTTCTGAAAGCGATGATCGTCTGATATGGACTACTGAAAAAGTAGACAAATTGCTGGCTGCAATGGAAGAAGGTTACAATACAGCCGAACATCCATTTTACGAGGGAAATCCTGATTATCGAAAAGGAAATATCACTTTCGAATATACAGACGAAGAATTTGAAGAACTAAAAAAATGTGCAAAAGATATTGTGCATTTTGCCAATAAGTATTGTCAAGTAATGACCGATGAAGGTTACATGAAGATCAAATTAAGACCATATCAAGAAAAGGTTCTTAGATCATACCAAGACAATCGATGGAATATCTTTTTAGCTCCTCGACAAATTGGTAAGACTATCACTTCATCTATCTTTTTAACTTGGTATCTACTATTTCACTTTGATAAAAATGTACTCCTTATGTCCAACAAAGGAGCTACTACAAAGGAAATTATGGATAAAATCAAAGCAATTGTTGAAGGTCTTCCATTCTTTCTTAAGCCAGGCGTAATTAAGAAAGACGTTATGACTATGATGTTCGATAATAAATGTCGAATCATTGGTCAAAACACAACCAAGACTGGAGGTATCGGTTTTACCATTCACTTATTATTCCTGGATGAGTTTG